ACTAGTGTGCGAGCCTCACGAGTAAACTCGTGGCCTCTGATTTCACCCATAGCGATTGAGCGAAGGATGTCTGCATCGCTGTTCTCTGCTACTGGTGCTGATGGTGTGAATGAAGCTGCTGCCTCAGATGCACGAGCTTCGCGTTCTGCAAGGCTACGAGCGGTGTTGATAGCTGTGTCGGCTGAGTCAATGTCAGCTTCGATACGAGCAATCTTTTGGTTTTCCTCAGCGGATAGGCCACGCTTTTCAGCCTCAGCAAAGTCAAGAACTTCTCTTGCCTGTGCGATGAGGTTGTTGCGAGCATCCATCTGTGACTTGATAAAGTCAGACATTTGTATCTCCTAAATAGATTGATTGTGGGTTTCCTGCGGTGCTGACACTCAACAGACAGCGGTGCTTACACTCAACTGTTAGCTTCAAGTTTATAGGCAAAAGAAAACCCCAGCTCAGAAAGGGGGTTGAGCTGGGGCTAAAGAAACTCTATCTGGTTTCTTTACTGTCAACAACCCTTGCTTCTTTGGCTGGGTTGTATGAGTTTGTGTTGTCTAGTTCCCATACTGCTTTGGCTAGGTCATCAGCTAGGTCAGCTATTACGCCTACTGATGGGTTACCTGCTGCTTTTAGGATTGCTCTTTTGATGTCATCTTGGGTTGCCATGTTTAGATCCTTTTCAATAGAAGGTCAAATTGCTTTTGCTTTAGGTCTAGCAGGTCAAGTCCGTTGTCAATTACTTCCTTAGTTTCCGGCTGTGCCTTTAGCTTGGCAACAACATCGGTGATTAGCTCAGCACTCTTGCTGTCTAATTCCTCGCCTGACTCTAGCTTGAGCAGGGCATCTGCCAATTCATCAGGGTTGATTGTTGGGTTAGATCTAACTGTTGCTGAGGTCTGGGAATAGGCTGGGAAACTTACGATACTTGCCTCAAAAAGTCTGACTGACTCAAGGGTGCGAACCTTGCCATCGCTTGACCAAGAATCTCTAATGACATTGAAGCCAAAGCTCATAGAGTCAATAACCTTGGTGCGAAGTAGCTCGGCAATGTCGCGGCCTCTAGTGGTGTTTGGTAGCTGAGCCGTAACCTTTAGACCTCGGCTATCCTCGACCAGTTGCATAGTGCCACCTCTTAGGGATGCCAAAGGCTCACCTGCGTCATGGTTCCAAAGTAGCTTGACCTCGTTGCGAGATTGTAGGGAACGCTTGAAAGCACCAGGGGCAACATACTCAACAAAGCCACCCAAGTCCTCGGATGGGCTGTTGAAAACAGAGGCGTATCCGGTAAAGGTCATGCCATCACCCTCAGCCCTGACCTCAAAGTCAACGCTGTTGGTTCTAACTTCTTGCTCTTTAGACTCTGGCTGTGGGCCGTCAATCTTTAGGGCGATTGCTCTCGCAACATCAAGCCACTTGTTTTTATTGTCCATGCTGTTAGTTTCCTCTTGTCTAATCCTAGCAACTACCGAATCAGCGTAGTCTTTGGTTCTTTGTGCTGCTCTCTTGCTTGGCCCTGATCCCCAAAGTAAGTGTGCAACCACACCGGCAGATGGATAGTTGTCAGAGTCAGGGTTTGCGTCAGGTGCGTCAAGGTCAACTAGGTGTCGAGCAATCCAAGCGGCTATGCGAATCCACTTGTCATCAGACACGCGACCCTCAGCCATATCTCTAGCCTCGCGGATAGTGCCAGGTGTTACGCCGTCACCGGCAAGACCTTCCTCGTAATACTCAAGTCCACGCCGAGCTGCTGCTCTCATGTAGGCAGGGGGTTCTTGGTCAATGTCCCTTTGCTCTTGATCTGGTTCCCAAGCGTTGCAATAGAATCCACCATCAACAAAGTCATCCCACTTCTCACACCAAGCTTTGTCACCCTCATCGTTGACTCGTTCCTCATTGTAAAAGAAACAGTTGCCACAGGCTCTACCCTCTGGGACATCCTCGGCAAGTGCCGGTCTGTAATTGTCAGGCAACTCTCTAGTCGATGAATATTCTCCACCTGGTTCGATTTCCTCAGCGATTGACATAGCAACCATCTGATCTATTGCGTCTTGCTTTGTTGGCTGGCAGGTTATGACTACGCCATCCTCTTTGACTACTGCCCACTCTGGGCAATCAGTTTGGTCGCTAATAAAGTAGGGCATCAGTTATCCTGCCACATAACATGCAGGGCTTTTGTGCCATCGTCAGTAATTGCCCAAAGCGAGCTACCAGGCCAAAGGATTAGCTGGTAGGTTTCTGCGTTGTCAAGGTGTGCACCTGTGCTTGTAGTAACAGCCGAGCTACCACCGAACCAAATGAACTCATTGCTGGACTTCTCAGCATTGTGAAGCAAGACATGGCGTGGGTTGTTGGTAGGGCCAAAGATTTGGACTGCTGCGGTTCCTACTGTGACCTGTTTGGTTTCTAATGCCATTACTCAACCTCGTAAGCGGCTGCTGGATCCTCTGGGTTTACCTGAGCAATACCTTGTAGCTGGACAGTTGGCAAGCCGGTGTGTGCAATCTCTGGCAAGCCCATAGCAGCCATAACCTCAGCAGGGTCAAAGCCTGAGTTGACAAGTTTTTGTGCCATGTTTACTCGCTTGTCTGTGGCAACTAGCTCGGCAGCGTCAATGTTCACATTGGCGAGTGGCACTCGGATAATCTCTCCACCCTCAACTGGTGGCAAGTCCTCAAGTCTGCGAATGTCGTTGATGGTTAGGTATCCAGCTTGTAGTCCAGTTGAGTAAGCCGAGAAGCGTGAGTTGGCATCGCCTCTTAGCAAGCCGTCAAGTGTGAACTTGATAAAGGCTGTTGATCCACCAGGCTCGTTAGCCATTAAAGGTGTAAAAGCTGACTCTAGTTTCTGAACGATTGGTCTAAGTGTGTGGGTAACAAAGGCGATGTTGTTTTGCTCAACGCTTGAATAGGTGTTAGTGCCTGGTAGTCCTAGCAGGTGCGGTGGGATGTTGAACGCTCTCGCAACATCCTCAACAGCCATGCGGCGTGAGTCGATGAACTGAGCCTTGTCGTTTTCAACTGAAGTGTTTACATACTTAGCTCCACCCGATAGAACGCCAGTCTTGTGAGCCTTACGGAATCCTCTGTGTCTTGCGTCAAAGCCATCAACAAGCTGCTTAGCTTGCTCAGGTGTTAGGTTGCCAGGGAACTCAATCAACCCTTGTGTGGTTGCACCCTGACCAAAGAATCTAGCGGCGTAAGACTCAAGAGCTAGAGCAAGACCAAAGTTATCCTTTAGTGCGATGACGCGAGAGATGCCTCTAATCTCACCTGGTCTAACGACATCAGGGATGTGTATCATCTCGTTCTTGTTTAGTGGCTTGCCCTCACCCTCATAGACATAGACAACTTCACCAACCTTGTTCTTGCGAATCTCAACCTTTGATGGGTTTAGGACTGTCATGTTGATTACGCGACCAGAGCCATCTCTAAAGACTCTGACAAAGCCGTTGCCATCAAGAAGCATGGAAACAATTAGAGATCCATAAAACGCCTCTTTGGTGGTGTCAATGTCAGGCTGTTGCACCCAAGCTGGTCTAGGTCTAAAGGCAAAACGAGCACCATCGCGGCGGATGTAAGAGTCAACTGGCAGGGTAGAGATTGTGTCAGAAATCAGGCTGACTGCTGAAAAGATTGCGTTGACCTTGAATACAGTTTCAGGGTTGACAACTGTGCCAGCCTGGTTAAGGATTTCAATGTCGCCACCGGTTCCCCAGATGGTCTGAAAGCTGATAGCTCTTGACTCAAAAAGATTGTTAAGCATTGGTTATTTCCTTTCCAGAGCCAAGCCAAATAAGAGTGCGAATGTGCCAGCGAGAATCAAACCTGCTGGCGGAAAGATAAAAGCTGCACCGATGCTAATGCCCAAAGCCCCTAGCACTTGAAGTATGGTTGCCATAACCGCCTTAGATAAAGAATTGTGGGACAAGCTGTTCAGACTCTACTCTACCAACAGTTGCCCTATCAAAGGCTATGACAGCCGCGACAGCAGCGTCAATCTTTCTCGGTGAGCCTCTGTTGTCTTTTACAATTCTTGGGCCAATCCTGTCTATCTTGACAACTGCGTTGCTGAGGTGTCGCTCAAGTAGTGGGTCACCATCATGGATCAATGTCTGCTCGGTTACTGAGGTATAGAACTTGCCACAGGCAGACACCATCCGGCTAGGGCTGGTTGATGGAAACTCAATAACTGGCAAGCCCATCTCAAGCATGGCATCCATAGATCGTTGCCACCGATAAGGGTCACAGGCTATCTCTTTGACATTGTGGGTTGAGCAGAATTGGATAATCTTGTCCTCAACCTCTTGGGTGTTGACACGCCAGTCATCGGTATCCTCTGGCTGTTTCTCCCAGGTGTGAATCATAAACAAGTAAGGCTTCTCATCCTCTTTGGGGATAGTGCAACCAACCAAGCTGGTGCAGTCACCATTGAACGAGCCGTCAAAGCCGATAATGATGTCATCGTCAGGTTGCAACTCTCGCTCACCGGCTAGTGGTTGCCAAGCTCCATTGGGTAGCCAAGCGTTCATAGAGCTAACCCATTGATTCAATCGCTTGGTTCTAAACTCTGGCTCAGGGGTTCGCCTTACAGCAGATTGGAAGTCATCGGCTGAAACTAAATCGTCATAACCAGGATTAGCAGCTTGCCAAACTAGCGGATCTCTGTGGTCTGCTTCTTCTGGTGCTGCCCACCAAGCCATAAAAAAGTTAGGGTCAACCTGTTCACCAGACGC